CAGTACCCTTTGGTTTACATTATGTGAGCCAGAGGGTATTTTTATGAGTGGAGCAGTTGTTGCTCTGAATTTTAATCATACACAACGTAAAGGAGAAAAGTATGAATTTTGCTCAAATCACTATATCAGGTAATGTTGGTCAAGCACCAGAGATCAAAGAAATCAATGGTACAAAGGTGGCTAACTTTTCTGTAGCAGTCAACGAATCTTACAACACTAAAGCTGGTGAGAAAGTTGAGAAGACACATTGGTATCCTATCGAAGCATGGGATGGTTCACAAGGCAAGGGTCTTGTATCCAATGTCATTGAGAAGTATCTTACAGTCGGTACAACAGTACTTGTTCAAGGTATGCCAATGATTGAAACCTATGAGAAAGATGGAGAGAAGCGTAAGGCCTTCAAGATCAAACTTGCTGGTACTGGTTCTACATTCCGTCTTACTGGTGGAGCCAAGAAAGATTCATCCACAGTCGGTGATGCACCAAAGGTTGACGACACCGATGAGGTACCATTCTAACTAAGACAACTAGGTCTAGTTAAACTAAGGGAGTAGCCGAGTCTAGGACTGGGAGCTATTCCCTTTTTTACTGATGAGGGGTGCAATCCTCTTTCATTTCAATCCCCCTCATCGCCACAAAAACAGGAGTATCTTATGATTGTAAGTGACAAAAAGAACAGACTCATCAAAGCTATATTGATGGACAACAAGAACACCATTGAAGGTTTTGACTTTGATGAAGACTATCCATCAGACATGGAACAACGTATTGAATGGTTCACAACTGATGACCAGACAGACAAGGAATCAATGGCATATCACATTGGTTACAAACATGGCATGAATAAGGCAGTACAAGTCTTATGTCATCTGAACAACAAACACCTGGACTCACAACTCAAAAGCTATGAGGTGACGTATGAGCCGAGGGATTAAGAAAAGAAAAGGCTCTGAGATAGTATCAATGAGCCGAAAGCATATAAAGAAGAATAAGAAACTAGCATCCAAAAGGAGGAGAAAATGGAGCTATTGCCTCAACAAATAAAAAATAAATTAAAAGAGAATCATATCGCCACAATGAAAGATGATACAGTTAGCCACAAACCAGTTGTCAAATACTTTACACCATTTGGTGCTGCAACATGGCTCATCTCAGAGATTGATGATGAGAACATGATGTTTGGCCTCTGTGATCTTGGTCAGGGATTCCCTGAACTTGGCTATGTGCATCTGCAAGACCTTATGTCACTAAAGCCAAATTGTGAGAGGGATTTGTATTTTAAACCTAAGTATACTATTTCACAGTATGCAGATAAATCTAGACAGAAAGGAAGAATCGTCTATGAGTAAAATAAAATTACTTGCTAAAGAAATTACCTATGCAAGAGAAGCTATAGCTATCTATCAAAAGTCATGTGTCAGCCACAGTTTCAAACATCAGGACATGACACTATTGAAAGACCTTGATAGTATGAAGTATTGGATTGAAGAAATTGAGAAGAAGGAACAGCAACTGTTCAAACTTCTTGCAGATAAAAAATTATTGGACAAGCCAAAGGAGGACAAAGATGTGGCATAGAATCAAAGAGTTTCATTTTCTCAATCGCAAAGCATCATGGATTGGATGGTTTGTGGTTGTTCATCTCATCCAATCTGGCCTCATACTATTTTGTATGATGGCTTTGGGTATCAATCCGACTCTTGTTGTATCAGTTATTGCAGCGCCTCTGTGGATTGCAGTTGCTTTTTCCAGCAAGTTCATCACGGATAAAATTCTAACCAACGTAACTAACTAAGGAGGATAATTTGAAAATACCTTTAAATCAACTCAAGCCTGATCCTAACAATATCAGAAAGGTGAAGGCTAACAATCTTGATGCACTTATTGCCTCAATACAAAGTCGTGACTTGTTACACAATCTTGTCGTCAAGAAGAATGGTACAGGTTACATCATCATCGATGGCAACAGAAGATTCAAAGCACTACAAGAAATATATGGTGCAGAATCCATTGAACCAGTAGAATGTAAAGTTATTGATGAGCATGACAGAGAAGTTGGCTTACATGCTAACATGATGAGAGAAGGCATGCATCCACTTGATGAGTCTGATGTAATCTTCAAACTATGTGAAGATGGATCAGAAGACTTTGATTCTATTGCCAAACGATTTGGTCAAACTGGTAAGTGGGTACAACAGAGAGTCGCATTGTCTGAACTCATACCAGCAGTCAAGAAAGCATTTCGTAACTGTGAGATGAATCTTGGTACAGCCTCTTTGTTTACAAGACTAAACAAGACACAACAGTCAGAGTTGTTCAAATCATGTGAAGGTGACTATGACTATCGTGATATCAAATGGCAGATTGACAATGCTCAAATCATGAAAGACAAAGTGATCATTCCACCAAACCACAAGCTCTACAAAGACATTGAGTTTGAGGGTGATCTGTTTTCAGACAGACAGTATGTTGCTAATGTAGATCAACTACAGAAGCTACAGATGGAATATGTAGAAGACAAGATTGCTTACTGGTCTAAGAGGTTTGAGAAAGTTCACTACCTTGAAGACACACCAGTCTATGAAGCTACGAACATAGTCAAACATCTAACTAAAGACTTTGACAAAAAGACTTACAAAGATGCTGATCTACAGATTACTGTACACTATGACTGGAGACGTGGTGAGTTCTACATGCAGAAGTGGTTGGACAAGCGTAAGGCTAGTGCAGCTGAGATTGAAGCAGTAGAGAATGGTGAAGTGCCAGAACTTACATTGGCTGATATGTCTAATCCACAACACCAAGAGATGATACAAATGCATTTTGGTGCTTTGAGAAATGCTATCTACAATCAGCACAAACCAGAGCCTCAAGATATGCTTGGTTATTTCTGTGGCAATCTATTTACACCTTACACTAATATATCAGCTGAGTCTGTTGAGCCTACTTATGAAAACAGTCTGGTAGAACCTAACGATCTTTTTGCCAATGAGCTTGGTCAAATACGTCAAGAGCTTTCAGATTGGGTAGAAAAGAATCCTGATCTACCAAGAGCCAAGTTCTTTATTGGTAAAGGATATCAATATTGTTGTCGTGCATTGTATATAAGAGCTATGGTTTCATCTACAGAAGGTGAAACAAGTCAAATGAATGAACTTATGTACAAGGCAAATCTAGAAGACAACTGGTTTCAGCCAGACTACAACTGGATCAAGAAGTACAAGACTACACAGTTATACATGTTGTGTAATGAACTGAAGATCAAGTACTCTGAGAGAGATAAGAAAGGTGATCTTGTAGAAAAGATTGTCGCCTCTATCAGAGATGGTAAGTCTTACGATCCTATTGAGTTACTCAAGAATGTGAAGTAAAACTATTGATACTTGCTGAAGTTCATCCCCCAATAAGCTATGAGGGATGCTTCGGCAAGACCATCATATGTCTTTAACTGCCAAAGATGTGAGCCTTGTGGCATCAACTCAGATGCTCTTTTACGAGTAGCATCTTTATCACTTGTGCAGTTAAGATCACTTTTCCATTTACGAGGTACAACTTCTGTGTATGGCAAACCTATTGCCACAAGCATACCAAGATATATACCATATCCCATGCCTGTTGCAAATGTACTAGCTAAACCTTGTTGTGGCATAGCTTGTTGTTTTTCTATGAATACATGCTCTGGTTTCTGATCAGCTAAGATACTGTTAAGACTCCACATATCTAGGAATCTTTTTTGTTTCTTTCCTATGTTTACTCTAAACACAGGTGCTTTCTCAGCTTGAATATACTTTGAGTCTGAGTGAATGAAGCTAACTGCTCCATTTAGTCCAGGATCAATGCCACATACTATCATTACGAACCTCCAGTTTTAGTTTGCAACCAAGGGCCTCAGCCCAACAATACAAATTAAAAGCTGTTGGCTTTCGATTTCCAGTTTCCCACTTGGCAACTAGACCAGTCGCACATCCTATACGATCATCTAGTGCAGCTTGTGGTAGACCTAGCTGGTATCTTCGTTTCTTTAACTGAGTAACAAGATCATCAGCATATCTCTTTTCAGTCATTGCACACCTCTAGCTTACAATAGCCAGAGGTTAGTTGTAATGTCAATAATTTTGATTTAAAATAAATATGAGGGTGCAATCTCATACTAGCATACGGAGGACATAATGGCATTTATGACTAGGAAAACATTTGACTTTTTTACACAAAAAATAGCACCATTACTAAGACCTAATGTTGGTGATACATTTGTGCAAGTCGTTCATGAGTACTATACTCATGGTTACATTAACAGAGCTAAGTTCGATAGACTCAGTAGTTTGAACTGGAGTGCAGTAGAGCATGAAGATAAACATGAGCCACTTGATGAACTAAGCAACAAAGAATTGGAGGGCAGAAACTATGGTACTAAGTCAACAGCAGCTTAACGCTAGAAGAAACTTTATTGGTTCAAGTGAGGCATCTATCATTGCTAATGGTAGTTACTCATCATGGTATGAACTGATAGAACAGAAACGCAATAGTCTAGAAAAAATATTTGACAAGCAAACTAGATTCTTGATGGAAGCTGGTACATTCATGGAACCTTTTGTATTGGAGAAAGGTGAAGAGATAATGAAGATGAAGTTTCGTAATCAACAATCTGGCAAGACTGTCGATCATGGCATTGCACCAATACATTCAACCTATGATGCAATTGCAGCTGATGGTAGACCAGTAGAAGCTAAGACACATTGGCAGTTCAGAAACATGGATGAGCTATGTGATCTGTATGCACCACAATGTCAACATCACATACATACATCTGCTAAAGATGGTTGTTATCTTGTTGTCTTCTTTGGTGTCAGATGCAACTTGGAATACAGATACATTCAAAGAGATCAAGCATGGATTGATTCTTATCTTGAGCAATGTGTAAAGTTTTGGTCATGGTATCGTGATGGCGTAGAGCCAGAGGGATTTGAATTGTTACCACCAGTTGATTGGTCAGATATGGTGACTATGGATATGTCAGACTTACCTGTGTGGGATGAGAAGATGGAGCATGAGATGAGAGTCAACGCAAGTGACATCATTGAGTCAAAGCAAGCCATCGACATTGCAGACGAAGCTAAGTCTGTATTCAAACATTACATGCCAGACAATTGTCGCAAGATGACATTTGACATTGGTGGTAATCACAAAGGTCATAAGATTGTGATGACTAGATCAAAGACTACTAAAGCAATCACATTGAAACATACTTACCCAAAAGGAGAGAAAGATGGGAACTAAGAAAAACGTATATGAAACACTAGCAAAGGTAGATGTTTCTAAACATGTAGAGAAAAAAGGCGATGCTACATACCTTTCATGGTCATGGGCTTGGGCTTTTGTAAAGAAAGAGTTTGATGATGCTACATTCGTCAAGCATACATTTACGGACAATCAGAACAATGTTTTGCCTTTCATGAGAGATTACAAAGGTAATACATATGTCCAGGTATCTGTGACAATACAAGGTCAGACAATTACTGAGGTCTTTCCTGTCATGGATAACTACATGCAAGCTATCAACTCAGAAGCAAACACTAAGTTTGGCAAGAAGAAAAGAGATGGTCAATCAAGAATACCAGACTCAACTGATGTCAACAATGCTCATCAGAGGGCATTGACTAAATGTCTTGCATACTTTGGTCTTGGCTTGAACGTGTATGCTGGTGAAGATATACCTCTTAATGATGTGTTCTTCAATGATGATTCATCTAATCAAGAAGCAGATGTCATCAAAAAGATATTCTCAGAATGTAAAAATGAGAAGTCACTCAAGGATGCGTGGCATGAAAACAGTACTAAAATCAACAAGTTATCGCAGACTTTTGTTATATCAGTTCAAGATCATTACAAATCTTGTTTATCAAAACTGAAGGTAAAGAAAGCTAACTAGTACAAAAGACTAGAGGCGAGGAGCTATCACCACCTCTAGTCTTCCCCCTACCACAGCCCTTTCAGGCAAGTGAATTTATATCATAATAAAAATTTATTTTAATTACAAGAATAATGAGGTGTGTATGAAAAACAATATATCTGAAGCTACAAGAGAAGCTATTGAAAGACAAATTATCTTAGAAAAAATGAAAGGTAATAAGACTTTCAAAGATAAATGGATTGGTAATGGCTGGGTTTCTAAAGACGATAAAGGCAAAATTACTTTCACTACAACAAAACAATTGGCATATTGATATGAAAAGAAATGAAATACTAAATCTAGCAAAAGAAACTTTACTGCAACGACAGACAGTACATGGTGATCCACACAAGACATTTACAATACTTGCAGAGATGTGGAATGTCACACCATATCAAGTTGCTATGATGCTGGCTGAACTAAAGATGATTAGAGCCAGAGCAAATCCAGCTAACGATGATAACTATCTAGATGCAATAGGATACATTGCTCTAGCTTATGAACTAAAACATAACCAAAAAGAAGCTATGGTAGGAGGAAAGAATGATTGAGCTTTTATTAGAAAAAGGTGATGTAAAATTACTAATGGCAACATTAGTTACGTTGCTTGACATGAAGTATATTACAGAACCAAAAATGATTGATAAATATAAAAAATTATTAAAGAAGTTACAAGAAACGACAGCTTAGTGGAGGACACCTAGAGTTGTCGTTTCTCAGGTGCATATTAATTATAACTTATTATTTATAAAGGAATATTCACATGACAGAAGAAATGTTTGAAGACGACCCTAGAGCCTTAACAGAACAAGATAACAAGAGATACATACCAAAACCTTATATGGATTTCTTTTTAGCACTAAGATACACAGCTGATGATGACGAGATAAAAACACCAGCTGGAGTCAATGCTGATTACAGAGGATATGGCTAGGACAAAAGCTCTATGGCTTGTTCTCTAGTCTTATATGTTCTACGATCCCAACCTTTCCCAAAGGTATTATATGTCTTTAGCTTCCTATAAAACTGGCTCCTTTGAGCTGTATAGGTTTCTATGACACCTTTAATACCAGCTGGGTACTGTGTGATTCTATTGATGGTTTTTGCTCCGATTACTCCATCAATAGAAGCACCAACAAACTGTTGAACATTACGAGCTGCTCTACTAGGGCCAGCATTAACTGCAAAATCAAAGATACACCAATCAACACCACTAGGTAAGTCATCCCCTTTGACTTTATCCCAGTACTTTTTCTTGTATATGTCTTTAACATCTTCATCTGGTATGTTTCTCATTTCATCTTCGGTAACTTCTCTACCAAGATATTTTTCATAAGTCCGTTTGGTTATGCCTTTATTGGTCATGCCTCCTGGGTCTTTAGGATGATTAACAAAGCCACCCTCATGTTCGAGGACAAGCTCTAAACAATGATCAAAGTTTTCTTTCATTTTAGCCTCAAGTTTAATATTACATTACACATAGGGCATTTATAAACATCTCTCACCCCAGTTTTTACAAGAGCCACTTTACACCTCTCACATAACATCGCAATCATTTTGTTAATCCCTTTTGCTTCTCATAGGTTCTTAACGATCCTATGCCAAGCATACCACCAAGAACAGTTAGAAGTGTACCCATGTCAAACTCAGGTAAAACTGGTAGTTCTATACCAGCAATAGCACATCCAAATATTATTAAATCTTTTAGGATAAAGTGATAGAGAAAAGCAATCGCACATGTCCAGCCAACTGCTGGGCGCCATCCACCTTTAAATAGTGATCCACTTGCAGCTTCTGCCTTGTTGACTTCTATTTGAGCCATAGCCAGTTGTTGAGCATGTTTCTCAGCCATTGTACTTAACTCAAATGCAATTTTGTTTTTAGTATCTTTATCTTCAATAAACTTGCCTAACAACTTTGTTGCTGGGCCTATAAGTGCTTGTATCATTTGCCTACCTGTTTCATTGCTAATTTATGTGATTCTCCAAATGACATCCCACCCATCATCTTTTTTTTCATAAAACTCATATGTTTACTTGTATGATGTACACTATGTCTTTTAAGTGTAGCTATTTGTCTTTTTGTAAGTTTCTTTACCATAATCTCATCTCCTTGTTGACTTTGACTAATTTAACAAAACAATCATATCTTTGCTCTGTTTCTCCAATCTTAACAGTTTGATTATCTAAGTATGATTTAAAGTAGTGTGCTGTGTTTACCGATTGAAAGTGCAATGTACCAGCTGGATTACCTGACAGGTAGCACATCAGCAAAAATGCTGGCTTCACTTTCCGTTCCTATTCATTATGGCTGAAGCTCCCATATAAGCTCCCACAATACCAGCCCCAGAAATATAGAAAAGGTTACTGATATCAGCAAGTGCCTGTACTCGTTCAATATCGACAACAAACATTGCAGCAGTAAAACTACCCATGGCAATAAGACTTGCAGTAGCCATCCTTCTTTGGGCTCTTTGCTTTCTGAGGTCATGTTCTAATCTTTTAATCTCAGCCATATGTGCAAACTCATCATCGCTAACTACTCCGTCATTGTTGATATCATACTTATCATATTGTGAAGATGGTTGTAACTTTTTACCCATACCTACTCTCCTTATACATCCAAGCTAATATAAATATAAAACCTACTACTGTAATGAATAATAACACCCATCCTATAATTTCCCAAATCTTTCTTATAGCTTCTTGTCTTTCATAAATATCTCTCTTTCTTTGCAGTCTTATCTCTTTTTCCATACGCAAGATTTCATTCCATGAATTAGCTCCATAGTGAAAATTTATAAATGACTTTAGCTCTTGTCTTTGTGCCTCTAGCTTTTTCTTTGCAGTAAAAGCCTCTATTGCACTAGCCTCTATCTCTTTACCTTTAAATAATTTTCTAAGTGGTGATGCAGACTTGGCTGACTTCTCTGCATTATCTATATCGCTTATGGCTCCCATCCAACGAGATAAATCTTTACCCATGGATTCTATTTCACGACCAGCTGAGAATCCAGCTTTGATAGCACCAAAAGCCTTAGAAGCTGCTGTAATGGCTAGACCTATTGATGCTGGATCCATTCTACCTCACAAGCAAACCTATTAACAATATTATAGTAGTGCCAGCAGTTCCTATCATAATATGTTCAATACGTTTTATACGAAGGATGGTTTCTTTCCATCTTTCTGCACACACAGCTTCATGTGTATCTATTTGTGACTTTACTTCTGTTACTGATGGTCTAGGCATATAATCTAATATTACACCCCACACTATGCTTTTATCTCTTGAGCAACTATATTTGAAGCACCTAAACCATTTGCATTACAACTATAAACAGTACCACTTGAAGCCCCTTGTCTGAATGTCAATGAGTATGTAACTTGACTTGTTGTACTTGGACTATCAAGGTGCATAAAAGGAATTTTATCAGACTCATATGGATAGTAACTACCACTACCATGTAAATTATATAATACTGTATTATCTAATGATACAATTGAGCCTCCTACAATTCTATGCAACTCAACATAAGCGTCAACTCTGTTACTTGCATATAAGTGTAATTCTATTGCACCTAAAACTAATATTTTATTTGATGTAGATGCTGGTGTTATATTAACTGATATTGCTGACTCTAGATTTGAAGTATCACCCACTTGACTTACATCAGTAAAGTTTGGTGCAGTACTTACAGTTTGTAAAACAGAACCACTTGGCAAGCTAACTGCACCTTGACCACTTCCACCAAAATTTAATTTTGTTAATGCCATAATTTCCTCATGTTTTTATTACATATAAAACTGCTGCATTGACTGGTCTTGTTTCATCTCCAGTTCTAGGTGTGCCTTGAGAATTTATCTCTTGTGGTGCAGTAGTGTTAAAATTATAGGTTGTTCCATAAGCATTATTACCAATAGCATATGAAGAATAGGTTTGATAAGAAGTACCTGGACTCATTATAGTTTGGTGCTTGTGATCTTGCATTTGGTCATTTTCAATAGTACCTACAGCTGGTGCAGAAAAATCTGTGCCTTTAGCCATATTTGCTGTACCATGAGTGCCAGTACCACGAAGAAACATAGCTCTTAAATCTGGTAGGTTAAAAGTACTTGAGCCATCACCACTACCCCAAGTAGTTCCTATAGCAGTATACAAAGTAGCATAAGTTGATCTTGATACAGCTGATCCATCACAAGATAAAAATCCAGTAGGAGATGTTGTTCCACCAAAAGGCATAATCATGCCACTTGGTACAAATATTAAATTACTATCTAATTTTGATTGTGTTATTGCACCATCAGCTATCTTTGCAGTTGATACACTACCATCTGAGGGAACGCCAGCTGACAAAGCATTACCCATGACAAGTATATAATCAATGACATCATTGGATGATAATGTGGAGGTAAAGACAATCTGTGATCCTGATATATTGTAAGCATCTTGTGGTGCTTGTGTTACACCATTGACAGACACAATACATTGTTCTGCTGTAGCAGGACTAAATGCTGCACCATTTCTAAGTAAATTAAATGTTGTAGTTGCACTTGTAGTTATAGCATCTAATTTTATAAACTCACCAGTTACATTTTGTCTACCTACATAAGGCATTATTCACCTACCAATGCTGTTATTTCTTCAGCAGTTAAACCTAATTTAATTAATTTTTGTATTGCTGAATCTCTATTAGTTTTTCTATTTTTTTCTTTTGTGTCTTTTTCAGTTTTCATTTCAGTTAATTTAGTTTGAATTTGTGACCAAGTAACTCCAAACTTTTTTGAATCATTGCTTAGTATAGCTGAACCATTTTTATCTTCGCCTGTAATCTTTTTAAACATAGATTTAAATTCTGTAGCATTAGTAGGCTCACCATATATAGCCCAGTCTTTTATTCCTAGTTCATGTAATGCTTCTTGTATTGTTGCCATTTTTTAACCTAATATCTCTTGTAATACCATTGTTGAATTATGATTCATATATGCTGTTCCACCATTAAATGCTTTGAAATCTGTTTTATATGTAATTTGATTTGTTGTGTTTGGAGAATCTAATATAATAACTGGATACCCATCATGGTTGTAAGCATTAGCTACCCAAAAAGCTAAGTCATCACTTCTACCACCACCTATTTGTGTAGAATCTCTAAAACATCTAATATGCACACCAGTATTAGTAGCTGAATTTTGTGAGTTGTGAACAGCCATAACTAATATCTTACTATTAGCAGAAGCTGGTGTAATATTAATACTTAGGCCACTATCAACGTAACTACTTGTTGCAGATATCTGTGAACTTGTTGGTGTTTGTGTAAGTACTTGACCAAGTTTTCCAGCACCAGTAACAGTACCAGTAAAAGCAAAGGTATCTGCTAAGTTTATTGATTCTGCTTGTATCTTACTTAGTGCCATGATCTATCCTATACTGCATATATTTTTAATCTTGTTATTTGTAAATCTTGATTTGCATATTGACCACCATAAGCTGCAAAGTAAAAGTACCAAGCAGTAGTGCCATCTGCTATTGCACTATCAATAGTAAAAGTTGAGGTTTGACCAGCTGATGCCTGGGTATAACTCATACCAGCAGTATAATTATTTGCAGCATTATTCAAAGCTACACTAGGTGGTGTTGATGAAATATAAAGTCTATCTGAACCAGTAATAGTGCTATAGTAAACATCAACTCGATTATATCCAGCTGGTATAATAATACCATTTACTGTTCTAATACCATAACCAACACCATAACCAGTTGCACCAGTACCATTTATTCTTACTCTAATTCTTGTAGAATTATAATCAGCTTGACCACTTGAATTATGATTGGCACCACCACCAGTCCAACCACCAGTATTTGCACTCACATCGCCACTACCACCAAATGCTGAACCTTCAAATAAAACAATATCAGGGGCTCCGATATTAAGATTTGTAGTAGGGATAAATTCACTACCATTTGGATTTGTAAATATAATTTTATAATCTGTTGCTACTGGTGGAAAAGTACCTGTTGTAGCAAAACTTGTGCTTTGATCGCTTGTATGTGTGAATGTTGTAGAAACTTCTGAGTTATCAGAAACTTTACGAAGTTTTACAGAAGAATTTGCATCCATATATTGACCACTTAATGTTACACTTTGGCCACTAGCCAATCCTGTTAAACCAGTAGGTGTAAAAGAATCTACAATTGCTTGTTTTGTAATACCACTTTGAAGTTTAGCACTTGATACTGCACCATCAGCTATTTTTACTGAACTTACACTACCATCAGGAGGAACAGTTGTTTGTAATGCTCTTGCTAAATAGACAACATATATATCATCTGAGTTAGATACAGTACCAGTTAATGTTACTACTGTGCCATTAACTGTGTATGCTTCTGTAGGTTCTTGCCTTACATTATTTATATACAAAGCTATATCATTAGCATTAGCTACTGAATGGTTTAAAGTAAGAGAAGTTCCACTTGGATTTGGAAAGTCTTGTTTCTCTAAACTTGTAAAAGCATTATCATTTTGATTGCCAACATATCCCATATTATGTACTTATCGAATCCACTCTTGATAACCAAACATCTAAACTAGATGCTGCACTTGATTGAAAAAACATTCTATCACCACTTTGCACAACCATTTTTGCACCACCATCTAATAGTTGTAAAGCACTTCCAGCTGGTATAGGTGCATCTTTAATTATAAAATGTGCATTTGTATTTGTTATTGTATTACCCATTCCAGCATGTGCAGTACAATAATAATATAATGTTTCAGGTGTGCTATCTGTTACTTGCAATGTAATCTTAGCATTAGCTTGTCCTTGTGTTCCTGTTGCAGTAACACCAGTTGTATAACCTGAACTATTTGCTCCATCAGCTTCAGTAGCAAAAGCAAACACATGAGAGCCAGAGCTAATAGTGTTACTTGATACATCAAATGTATAAGTAAACCCTCTATATAAAACTAATGCTGGCTTTGTTTGACCATCTAATAAAAATGCACCAGTTTGTGCAGTAACAACGATGTTGAAATCAAAAGCTATATCATCATTAGCTTGATTGCTTGTCATAAAGCATGAAGCAGTAATAGAATTGGCAGTTCTATTAGCCATATTTATTCCTATAATTGTATCATCAGAATCAAAATCTGCTGATGTAGGTATATCACTTGGTGTTGTTCCTACTGCCGTTAGTTTGGTTCTTTCAAAATCTTGTGCCATATTATACTCCTATAAAGCTACAGCCATTGCTGTTGCAAATCCTTTAGTTGCAAAAGCTGATGTATCTACTGCTTCGACATTTACCCATGAATTAGTATTTCCATTATAAAATTTTAGAACATTTGATGTTGTGTTATAATATAAATCTCCAGCACTTACTGAACCACCTGAAGGATCAGAAGATAATGCACCTTGATAAACATTAGAAAATTCAGTAGAACTTTGTTCTGCTTGTTGTGCATAATATTTTGCAGAATATAATGTTCCATCTACAGTACCACCAGTATAAGTAGCCCAGTCTTTTGCAGAATGTCTGCCACTTGCAGCTGATCCTCTATTGATAGCACCAGTTGCGTAACCTTTTGCAGAATACTCAGATGTATTGCCTACAGCAGTTGTTGCACTAGGGTTACTGCCACCACCAATCGCCCATTGCTTTGATGCACCAACACCATTATCTATTCCAGTACCACCAATAGCATGAGCTTTAGATGAGAAATCAGATGTGTTAGGTATAACTCCATCAACTTTGATAGCATAGTTTTGTGCTTTTGTTGCATTATCTGCTGCATTATTAATAGCTGAAAGATTATTTGCAACTGTTGTAACATCACTAGATATACCAGCTACAGAGCTTACAGCAGTATTTATACCAGCTACTGTATTAATATTTGTAGTATTACCAGCTACTGTGTTTATTTGCGAACTTATGCCAGCTACTGCACTAATGGCAGATGATATAGCTGCTACTGTACCTGTATCTGTTACATTAGGGCCAGCTTCTGCTACACCTGTTGTTGCATTAAATGCTAAATATTTACCTTTTCTAGAATCTTTTGTAGGCAATGTAATAGAAGCCAAGTCATCAGAGTCTGGTAATGTCAATGCTCTATCATTAGCATTTTCAACTTGTTGCATTACTGCATATATCTTATCTAATTCTGTATTGAGGGATGATATATTAAATGGCCCTGATGTAGCAAAATCAGATGTTCTTTCTATTGGCACATCTCTAAATATTGTATAAGTAAAAGTATTATCGTTTGTGTCACCTAGAGTAATACTGCCACCAGAGAAGCCATCATCAACTGCAACACCTGATACTGCAAAAGTGCCAGAGCCAGTTCCTCTGGAAAGGACAGTATCAACACCAGCTGATGTGGTTCTTATTACTTTAATGTCATCTAATTCGAAAAAAGGAAAGTCAATTGTCAAAGGTGTAACATTGGCTGTTACAGCTTGAGTATATTGTATTCGAGCATCATTATCTGCAATTTGTATCGTAGCCATACTTATTTATCCCTTACTTTCATACTTTTGTTAATTCACATCACTTTCCAAAGATACCATCATTTATAGGATCAAGATAAGGAAGATTGCCTCCTGGGATTATAAACCTTGCACTTTTAAGTGTCTTTTCATTTGCTTCACCTCTAACTAGATCAGTAAATACACTACCAGCAGTACTGATATTCTGTGCCCCAGGGCCAAACAAAGCACCAGCTTTTGCACCAAAAGGTAAATTATAAGATGGCTTGTCAGTTAGCAAAGGTCTAAGGCCAAACTTATAGTCACTCATTTTTTCTAACGTATTATTAACATCAAGAAACCACCCAGTAACACCACTTCTATCAATAGCATTTATAAATTTTTCATCAAAACCTTCTTCTCTTGTAATACCATATTGTAATCTTTTAAATTCATTCACTATAGCTGCCAAGCCTATTAGCAATGTAGCACCTTGCCAAAATGCCATGCTTTTTTCTTGTAAGCCAGATGTAAGCAATCTAACCATAGCTCCTTGTGCATAACCTTTAAACTGTGTTATTAATGAACCAAGCTCTGTAGATGTCCATAAAGCTCTATCACCAGCTCCTGGGGTAATGATTATTCTATCTACATTTTGATTTAATGCATTTCTAAATTTTCTAACTGCTATAGCATTAGTCCAAAAATCAGTATTAGGAAACCACTCACCATCTACCTTTTTTCCATGTTTTCTTATCAGTTGTTGCATTTGACCATGTAAAGGTGCATCAATACCATTCTTGAGTAGCTTCTCTCTTTCTTCTCTAGATAATCTATTAAATGGTTTCATAATGGAATCTGTCATTCTAAGCATGGTTACTGTACCAGCAAATTCTTTCATCATTTGATTCCAGTAGTTCAAGCCATTTAGAATAAAGAATATATTTGTACTTTGACTAAGAGTTCTTTCAATAGACATACGACTACCAAACATATCTCCAATGTCAGAAAACTGTGCAGCTCTTAAACCTAGTACAGCATCAGCTGCAACTGCCGATGATCTAAACTCTTTTCTTTTCATTGCTTTTATTCTTGTCGCAGATTTTGAGATCAATGTTCTTAGACCTTTTTCATAGGTGTTCCCCAAGCCTTCTACCATAATAGTTCTAACAACATCTGGTATAGAAGTTATCGTTGCACTTCCCATGCCTACTAAAACATTAAATGATTTCATTGCTCTAGTAACTCTACTACTTGTGGCATGTGGATCTTTGGAAGCTCCATATGTGCCACGGAGTCTATCTCTTAAACCTTTTACATCTTCAATATCCCTTTTCAATGCTTCTTTAAGTTTAGATTTTTCAGTACCACTTCTAGCATTTTTTAATAATACTTTGTATTCATCTTGTATTTCTTTTACAACTTTACCCATAGATACATCACCAAACTTAAGTGTAAGTTGTATATCCATACCCATAGTTTTTGTATGATGTCTTAGTAACATCTCAATATCATCTTCTAGAAAGTCTTTAATAAGTTCATCAGGTATAGCAAATGTTCTAGCTTTAGTACTACTAGCTTGTGTAATCCAGTCAATCTGGCTCATGCCATCTTCTATATCTAAAAAAGGCTTGTTCTTAGAAACAATGTCATGCATTTCTCTTGCAAAGTTTTTTGCTTCTACAGAACCTAATTGATATGTAGACATAGCCCAATCTTCAACTATACGAATAAATCTTTCTTCACCCTCAATAAGTTTATCAACTCTATAGATTCTAGGAACATAACCCATAGCTGTATTTACAGTTACACCACCTTCTCTAATTCGTTGTAACTGTCTTGTGGCAAGTTGTATTTGTTCTTCAATTGTAGCTTTTTGTGCATCATCTGTTGTTTGTGCTAATTTATCCCTAAGACCTTTTATAACTTTTTGGAATTGTATCTCAAACAGTTTAGAGTCTTGTGCTTCTCTCTTGATAAAATCAAAATGTTTTTTTACTCTTTTAGCACTAGCATTTACATATACTGTAGCTTCATCATCTATTAAATCAGCACCATTCCTAACTGCTTGAGTAACTCGTCTTCTAAATTCATTCTCACTTAATTTATTTGATCTAGTTACAATGTCCTTGGCTCTTAGTCCTAGTTTCTGTGCTGATCTAGATATATCGCCAGACTTGGCTACAACACCTCTATACTTTAAATATTGTTTATCCATAAACTGCATTGTCTGTATAAGTGGTGAAAGAAACTTTGTTCTAAATGTAACTTCGACAGATTGATCCATTGCTTCATATTGTTCGTCAACTACTTTCTTTTGTATCAATCCACCCATATCTACCATCTTTGCAGCTAGGTTTCTTACAATAGGATTCTTGCTCATAGTCATTCTAATAACTGGATTCCATGGCAACTTTTCTATTCCAATTCCAGTTTCAACTAAAGCATCTCTTTCCATCATATCATACATTGATCTTCGTTGTAGACTTGGACTTAGATTAGCTCCCACTCCAGCTCTTATTTTACCATCTTGTGCATCTATAGTTTCTCTTATAGTCTTAAAATTACGACCACCAAATGTAGAAGCAACACCACCACCGATTAATCCAGCAACAGAAAGAGCCAGAGCTGTTTGAGCAAATGTTCTAGTTTCAGATTGTGACGTAATAAAAAATTCTTCAGGTGCATATAATGCAGCAGTAAATGCAGCACCTCCAGCAAATCTGGTAAGTAAACCAGCATTTCGCATAATAGAAAGTGGTGCGACAGGTGCAAGAATAACAGGAGATAATACACTTGCAATAATAGCTGGAGATACAAATTGTGAATTATTAAGGATTTCTATATCTGTAAGTTCTTGTTTAAATCTACTCAATCTGTCTCTTGTTTCTTGTGATGAATTACTGTCAAGAAATCTCCACTTCAATCCTGGCATGTCTTGTAACTGTGGATCAGCAATTGCATCATAGCCTTCTTCATCAACCCATTCTTGGCTATCAAAATATTTAAGTATAGGTTCTGCTAAACCATATTGATTAAAAGCTGCATCCCAAGTTTCTTCATATGATGGTTTGAATGTATAGTTTTCTTCTCCAATAATTTCTTCAGTAGACATCATTGGATTTACACCACCATACATAGCATTTAGTTGTTTGTTATTATCTTGAATCCTAGATAAGATAAAGTCACTCATATCAATACCCTGGGATATATTCTAGAACATTATTGATAGCATCAATATCATTCTCATCAATTATAGGTGGATCAACTTGATTGATATATGGGCTAAGTCTATTATAAGCACCTGTAAGTTTTCTAATAAATGTGTCATAGTTTCTGTTTTCTGCAAGATCAAGAAACACATCTCTAAAATAGCTTTCTCTTAATCCAATAACATTATTAATCATGTTTCGTATTGTTGCATTTTTAACTTGTGATAATGCATTTTGATAGTCTTTGTTCTGTACACTTACTCTAAAATCATATCTGTAATTATCCATTACTGCTACATTTTCACCATTCTCCAATGTTGCAAAAACAGTATAGCTTGGATTAGTTGTAAAAGGTTCATTAACAATAAATTTAATATTACCATCATTAATAGCTTCAGAAAGCTCAGGACTTCTAAATGCACTTATCTTTGTTATTTTATCAATGGCATCTGTTTTAATAAAGCTCATGATCATATCTTTGTCTTCAATCTCTGGCAAACCAAAGCCATACATAGATTTTTTAGCTTCTTCCATAATAGGAAAGAATGTCCACTCAACTTGACCATTTTCATTTTCTTGTAAACCTAGCTTACCAGACAGTTCTACAAATGTATCAGTAACTGCCATTCTAAAACCATTGTCATTACCTTGGTATTTAGACTGACTGTAGTTAGCTCTAACCTTTTCCATAATAATCTGTGATACTCTTGAATTACCTAAAAAAACATCTGATAGATTATCAGATTCCGTTTGAGCCCTATATTTATCCAACATTGTATTTTGATGGTGAGTTAAATTGTTGTCATCAATAAAAGGTAAAAAACTAAAGAATGTATTATCTTTTAAAGCATCTGGTATAACTGTTCTTACCTTTTGCTCAAACTCATTCACATTAGTAATACCTAATGAACTAAGTTTTCTGTTCAAGTTTACACCTTCAGTTTTTAATGCTCTAAAATCATTGAAACCTAAAAACTGTGCATTTTCTAATGAAGTATAATCAACACCAGCATTTTTAAGTACATTAAAGAATGTAAACTTACCAGAGCCAGGCTTGTCTCTCTGGTCAAATTGTATTTTTAGATTATTGTACATATTAATGGTTCTATTAAATATGTCTTCATCTGCGACAAAATTAGTATTATTAAAAACATTAGCAAATGCTGGATGTAAAACCTTTGTTGCTTTTGTATTTACAGAAGCTACTAAAAAACTTTCATTATAAATATTTTCATCACCTGATAATAAATCTAATTGAACAGTTTGATCAGAGCCATCTTCCCCTACAACTGTTATAGAAAGTTTATGTTCTTTTTCTATTACTGCATCTCTAAGTTCAGCTGGAACAGGAAAACCAGATATCATATAGTTTTGTGCAAGTAATAGCTTTTTCTTAGTATCCCAAAACTTAGTATATTTAGATTTATAGGTGTTCATAATGCTTTGTATACTTGACTCATCTTCAGGTCTTATCTTATCTGCTGCTCTCATCTTATTTATCTCAATAAGAATATCCCCTGGCTTTTGTCTATACCCAAATGTAGGAGATGTTATTCTTCTGAGATTAGAAATAAAGTGTTTACTCATATTCTTCATTTGATCAGATAGTAGTTTTGCTTCTGCTTGCAAAAATGTATTGTACTGTTTTTCTTGTATAAGTCCTTTTGTATACATTTCTTCAATTTGTATATCTGCATTTTGTCTTATGTCTGAAACAGTAACACCATCGTCTTCACTCAAATATGAATTTGGAAATTGATATTGATTGAATAGCTCTTGAAACTCCTGACTATTTATTGTTTTCTGTTTATTTATATTACCTTGATTGTTATCAATTAAAGCATTTTTTTGTGCCATAGATGTATTAGAAGCTAGTATATCGTCTATAGACAGTATTTCTCCAAGTTTAATTTTCTGATTTAAATTATTAAAATTACTCGTTTGTTCTTTTGCTATCTCTTTGTCTTTTAGTGATTTAGCAGTTTGTAAATTTGAAAATTCAGCATTTAAACCTTCAACAAATAACTTTTGATTTATAGTTATCCCAGAGAAATACTTTGGATTTGTAGTTAGTTTATCATTTAAATCATTTATAAAATTAAATGCATCATCTGCACCTTTCTTCTCAAAGATATCTTTAAGTAAGACTTTGTTAGTATGCAATACAATCTGAGTTTTTTTATTATTAACTAATGTATTCCAATCTGACTCTGTTCCTCCATTAGTAAGCCACACAGCTTTTTGTTTATCAAACTCTGCATATATCTCTTTGGCTCTTTGTGACTTATCAGGATCTAAAACACTATTGTTATAAATGGCACCAGCATTGATTTGCATAAGTTCAGCAGTATGCAAGTCCATGGTAGTGCCAACATTTGCTAGATTTTCTTCTCTTTTAAATTTAGTATAATTAGCTTTTGCTTTATTTGCTCCATTTAAAAAAGATGCATTAATATTAGGTAATACAGTAGCTTTTAGTTCTGCATTTATATCTAAGTTTTTACCTTTAATGTACCCATCTTTCTTTGCCATAAGACCTTTGAAGTCTAATGGATTTTGAGCAAGATAATTATTTACAAAAGCATTAACATCTTTTGTCAAAGCATTTCCATAATTAGTAATTAAATTAGTTTGATAAAAAGACTTCATTTGATTTGCATCTCTTTGATCATTTAAGCCAGAGTCAAATTCAAAATTAGATAAGTTATTCAATGTAACATTACCATCTTTATCAGTAGTATAATTTACTGCATTTATTTGAGATTCTGATATTGCTTTTCTTTTTGCTTCTTCAAACTGTGCTTTTCTAAAATTGGTTCCAATATTAGATAGGTTACTTGCTATACTATCCAGTTCTCTTGATACTTGGAATCCTACAGATTGTGCAGTTCCTACTGGTGAAACTTTGTATTTTCTACTTCGTGTTGGTTTATAGCTCATGATAAAGTTGTCTTTCCAGTTGCACCCATATACGACTCAGCTGCATAACCAGTTGCTTTTGTAACTCCTGAAAGCAATGCCACTTTACCAAGTTGTTTAGATGAACTTTGTTTTAATCCAAACTGCCTTCTCTTCGATGAACCCATTAACTTAATTGAACTTATATCAGCTTCAGCAAACTTCTTTTCCATTCTACCTAAATTGGAAACAGTTGGTGATCCAGTAGCAACACCTCTGCCAGCAAAGTCTGTATCTAATGAAGATAGTTGTGATCTTAGTTCTCTTAATCTATTGACTTCAGCTTGCTTAGATTCAATCTCTGCCATTTGTGATTGTTCATAAGCAGCTTGTGCGTCATTAGCATATGCTCTTTGTGCTGATCTTGCTGATGCTATACTTGCAACAGCTGCTACTGCTTGCATTTGTACACCCATTATACTTCTACCTCTAACATGACACCATTTAAAGTCAATGGTAATGGTTCATCTTGTGTTATATCCACTCTACCTAATTTACCCCATCCAAGTAAATACACTTCTTTTCTTTCTGTAACAGTTGTTGGCTCTTGTGAAAAGTCATCTGTTACTTGTCTAATCAATATCTTTGTTCCACCAGCTTTGACATTTAATGTAGTAACTAAATCTAATACTGCTCTTACTATTCTTCTTCTCTGACCAACAGTAACACCATCTTGTAGCTGTGTTTCAGGTGGTAAGGTAGTGACCAAAGGGGAAAATGCTAAACCTATTTCAACGGAGGATACTGCGTCATTTAAGGTTATCTGGCCACTACCATTCGTTGTAAAAGTTCCTAATGAATAATTACCAGACTTTACCTGAACCTGTGTATTTGGCAAATGACTAACAGTCCATGTTGTAATTGGTGATCCATTAGTTTGTTGTGATGCACTATCAAGATGATAGGTATTATCTAAAAGCTCTAATGATGTAACAGTTGCAGAATTTATTGTTCTTTCACATATACAGTAAATTTTTCTGTTTACATTTACTATATTTTTAAACTGTCCATTTGTTTCATATCTAACCCAACCCTGTACTTTTTCTTTTCTAATAGACATAAATACAGGTAAATGACCATCACTATTTACAAGATAAAGGTAACCTTCCATTTGATCTGGTGCTTCTCTTTGTGCTTCTATTTCTACTGGAGTTCCTATTAGATGTTCAGATAACAGAGTAATAGAATCAGAATTGTATGCTTGTGATATATCACTAAATATAAATTCTCTGATGGCGCCCTTGGACTTTGTAAGAAATGCTATAGCTCCATCAAATTCTTTTGGTTGTACTGAGCCACTTCCAAAGCTAGTCTGTCTTCTTACTGTAATAGTACTAGGTGCTAATGGTTTATTTTCAGAAGTAGGTATGTACAACTCTTGTTCTGAAGTAAAGATTGTAAGAAATCTAAAAGATTGTAATGCTTTTATTTCAGATACTTGAGCTTCAGCTATTTGAATTTGAATTGAATCTGCATCAAGCCCAGTTCCAATATCAAAGTTTGTAAACTCACCAACTTTAGACATAAATAAAAAGTTTGGTAAATCTCTACTACCACCAAATATTAGTCTTTGATCATGGAAGGTAACTGTTCTGGCATATCCACGAGTACTGCTAAACACTTCCTCACCCCATTCAGTAATAGCATTTGTATTTGCTAATGCACCTGAAAGAGTTGCTGTTACTACAGTACCACTTGTAAAAGCTGTAATCTTTGCATGCCTTACAACACTAGAGCTATCAACAAGTCTAATATATGTATTAACATAGGAAGCAGTAAAGAAAGATACACTTGATGTAAGTGTAACAGAGCCAGAGGTTCCACTTGGAGTTATTGTAGCTCCTGATGCTACAAACTTAAAATAAGGCTGAAATTTTAAGCCATTACTTTCATCAAAGTCATAAGCTGAAATTGCGAAGTTTGTTGAGCTTGTTCTTGTAATCTTTTGAGTTACCATATCAGGATGAGTTACATACATGGTATCTCCACTTTGAGATACAACAAGTGATCCAATCATAGATGATGTCCAAGTTAAACTTGTAATAGTTTGTAACAATACAGTTGGATTTGATGTATCTATAATTTTTAATGCATTTGCATAGAATAATAATATGTAGGCTTCATCTTCATCGTAGATGTAAGCCTCTGCTTGATAAGTTGTGTTTGATAAAGTTTGTAAGTATCTAAGTCCAGGTCTTCTTGTTAGACCACCTTGAGCTTTGAGTCTTACATTTCTTAATCTAAATGCTCCATTTTTGTAAGCATCAGAATCAACTCTAGATGATAAAAGAGGAGTAAGTTCTCCAGCTGAGAAATTTGTATAATATTGTCGTAACAGAGCCAATTATGATGTTTCCCCTTCTATTCTTGCAAACAGATTTGAACCAAGTCTTACTTTGGTAAATCTGTCCAAGGCAACTTGTTGTGTTGTTGTTTGCTGAGAATCTCTTGCTTTTGCCATGCGAAACTGAGCATCTGCTAAATTTTGATATGATCTTGCAATATCACCTTTTCTTATTACAGAAAGAGCTAAAACATTAGCAAGTCTATAAATCACCCATAAAGTAAATGGTGGTATCCAATCTTGTGTGGCAACTCTAAAGATATAGTTAAGAACAACATCATCATTAATATCAGCGTTCATAAATATTTTATCTTCATAGATATCATAATTTTGTACTACTTTATCTACTGTAACAGTTTGAACTTGCACAACCTTTGGATTTGTTGGAAGCTGGTAAGCAGCATCCCAACGATCTAATGGTGTATCTGTTAGTCTTGCTAACTGTATCTGACCAGTAGCAAAGTTCCAGTTATGCATTGATAAACAGTCTTCAACAATATCTTCAAAGACAGTATTCATTACAAGAGCTTCATCTGTCGATTCTGTAAATGATGAAAGTGGCTCCATGCCAACCATAACCATGGCTCTTTG